GCCAGTGTTGGTTGCCGCTGACCGGTCGCCAGTGTTGGTTGCCGCTGACCGGTCGCCATTCATTATCTGCTGTTCAAGCGACTTATCAACTTTGCTCCAGATCCAATCAATCCCGCGCTGAATAAACTGAGGGAGGGTTAGTTCTGCTGTGATGGTTATGCTGGCGCTTGCGATTTTTGTATCGCCATCCTCTTCACGGTCAATAGTGCCAAACGACTCGGTGACCGCGTACCGACTATTGGCCGGCGAGTAATATCCGAAAACATCAAATGGTGCTTCACAAGCGTGGAAGCCAGAACCACATGCTTCAACTTTCCCCTCATGCGTGAACGTTTTCCCTATTTCGAACTGGTAGCCACGACACTGAAGCTTCTGGTCAAAGCCTTTAAAGGTAATCACTGTTTCTTTGCTCATGCGGTCATCCTCAATTTTTAAGCATTAAAAAAGCCGCATTAAGCAGCTCGTTGTTTGTTTCAGTGGTCTTATTGCTGCCACCGGTTAAGTGGCAGGGGTAAGGTCACTAAGTCAAAAGAATCCAAGCAGAGCGCCTAGTGGGGCTACGAAAATACCGATAATGCGAGCTACCTGCATGCCACCCCATTCAGCAACGACAAATCCGTAGGTGACCATTTTGTAGATATTTGCTATGTATCCACCCACTGCCAGAAATATCAGTACATAAAACCCAATTATTAACTTTTCCACCATCATTCATTCCTCATTTACCCGCCAATAAAAAACCGCCAATTAGGCGGCTTATAGATTGTTGATTTGCTGTTCTATATAGGCTTTATCAGCCTCTATTTTCTCTTTCGATTTATTGAAATTGTCGGATAAATTCTGTAGTTGCTTATCGCTGTTTGCATGTAATTTGGTTCGAATAACTAGCATTTCATCGTGATTAAACTCAATGCCCATCCTCTTACATTCCTGAAGCTCTTCAACGCTGATATAATTTCTATCTAGCTGGGCTATCGCAATGGATTTAACGAAAGACTTAGCCTCCTCGTAAGTCTTGAAGAATGACACGCTAGTGTTGTCTCCGCTTCCGTCACTATATCGGTTCACTTTCAACGCTATATTTCCGTTGGAATTACCGAGCACAGAAAGCAGTTTCAACCCTTCGTATCGCTTGTTACCGTAACTGTTTTCAATAATCGACATGTATTCGGAATAGCGTTCGATTTTTGGAAGACGATAAGAAGATGCGACCGCATAGTTGAGTTGCCCGGTCATTACATCGATGAAGTGGGTCAAGTCTTGCTCATCAATGTGTTCTGAAAATTCCTTAACCTGCTTAAGGGTGTCGCGGTACATGCTCAATTTGTTTCGTGTATCGGTAATTTCACGATTAATGGAATCAATTTTTGCTTTGGCCTCAGAAAGCGCAGCTTCTTGACGAGACTTTTCTTTAGAAAGATAAGTTTCTACTGGTACATCATGGAGGCTTTTAACCACAAAGCGCTCACCGCCAGGTAATTCATCACCAGCCGCAGTAACAAACACTTCCTGTACGATGGTTTCTTGATTGTTCAGCTGCCCGACGATAACAACCTTTCTTCCGTCGCTTAAAAATTTCGTTTCCATCCTCTCACCCCTTAACCATTTACCCGCCAATAAAAAAGGCCACGTTATGCATCCTTTGTATTCGTAATATCGTAAAACTGACCGTATGTAATTTGTTCGAACTCTTTAGGGATCGTTACATCACCATGCTTTGCGCAGCCTTCTTTGTCTTTAGTGTTGGGTATAGCAAATAGAAGGCAATCATCTCGTTCTGGATGTCGTCCGCCATAAGTGGTTAGCATTAATATTCCGCGACCAGTTGATTCACCAAATCCCGTTTTCATAATCCCGTAATGGGCAATAATGTATTCCTGCCAGATAGGCAGTGACTCCAGCGCTGAATTCGCAGATTTAATGGCGGCGTCCAGCTTCTTATTGAACTCCTTCCCATCTTTTGCATTTCCCTTACCGCGCGCTATCACTACTTTTTTACCATTGAAATAATCTGTGCTTTTGATAGTCATTGGGCAGGTGAAGGGATAATCATGCTCCCACACCAGATTACGAAGTTTGCTGCCTTTATCACCAAAACCAGATGAATTTGTATAAGCAACAGCGCCAAATTCATTCATTACGCCCTTAATAATCGAATCACGCTTCTTTCCGATATCATCAAACCCATCTATCAGCGCCTTTACATCAACACCTTCAACCTTGAAATAGTCATAGTGTCTGTGTGAACTACTCATTCTCTTACCCCTTAACTATGTGGTGGGCTTCTTTGCGAACGTTACGCATGACTTTCTTAATCTTTACAGCTACATAAAGAAGAATAAAACGCAGTACCAAGACCTTGAACCATCGAGGCGCTAGCGGGTGAAGTGATACGACCTTAAGGAATTTAAGCATTGCTACCTCGCTGTTAGTGATTCTGACTTACGGAAGCCTGCTGAAAACTTAGCTACTTCAGGCAAGCATATGTTGTCCGCGCTTGGCTGCTCACTGCTGCGAATCTGAATAGGCATCGTTGCTTTACATACCCGCGATGTGCAGCCCTCAGAGAGCTTTGTGAACGCTGCTTCAATTCGGCTTGCCAGCACTCGGTTGGCATCCTTCACTGCGAAGAATTCACCTGTACGCTTAAATTTGCGTGTCTTTGAATTCTCTTTAGCTGGTTTGATTGTGATCGCTACCATGATTACCTCCGGTGATTGGCTTTGGTGATGTGGCGGCCGGTTCTGGACTACATCCGGTATTGGTGATTTCTCGCTAGGTAAACCTGCCTCTCACCACGTTGCGAACCGTGCTCAGGCAGCTTGAGCAACATCACCTTGACGTCTCAGCGCATCAGCCTGCGCATTCACCACATCCCAAAGCCAACTTCTCTTTGGTCTCCCAGACTATCCGGGAGAAATCCGTCACGAGGATTGATTAGCATCTCTGCTTTCGCTCCCCGCTTTGTTAATGAGCAGCCTGTCGTCCTGACTGGCGCGGCGAGTAGTTCCTGTCTGCCGCATCGATGTTTCGTTTCGATGGATTTAATATACCCACGGGTAATTGTATTGTCTATACCTATGGGTAAACTAAATGAACTGGCATGGTAATGTTTTTGAATTTTAAGGTAATTTATTTTGAAAAATATTCAGGCGTGACCCTCCGCACCGGCTATTAGGCGTGAAAAGTGTGCTAAATTGGGTGAAATTTATTCTTTGATGGGTGAGATATGGATAGCGAACAAGAGTTTTTCGAGCAGCAGCGGCCGAAAGTGGCGCAAGTTATCGGTACTGCTGTGATGCAGCTACTAATAGAGAGTGGGGAGGTGTCGAAGGATTCGATAGCAGAGATGATAGAGGTGCTGTATCAGGAGGAACAGGTAACTTTAGCCGTCGAGTTAGCTATTGATATTCTGAGATTACCGCCAGAAGGCTGATTACAGGCACAAAAAAACCGGCAGCGGGGCCGGGTTAGGCTTGGATATCTACAATAAACAATTTGTTTATTGTACCCTTTTTCACCGTGGCCTTGGCTGTAACTGTAACGCAAGCTCCTGATGAGCTGTTATTTGCCATATATCGTCCTAGCGCGGCTAAATACGGGTTTTCTGCCTTGGAGGCTGAAGGGTCACTTATCTGCGCGATAACTCGCTTGCAAGAGTCATCACCATCAATTATGACTTTCGCGGTCATTCTTTGAGCATCAAATTCAGTAACAAAAACTTTGTACTCTCTTAACCCGAGAACTTCATCATCTTCTAACTGATCTATCGCTTCTTTATCAGCCTCATTGATTGTTGCTGGTCGATTACCAAGGCCAGTACTAACGCTGATGTGGTTACATGTATTGCCTATAGGGGATACAGCCTGACGAACTGAAGGGCGCAGCTCTCCAGCCATCTTGTCGATTACAGCAATCAACCCATCGATGGTTGGTCTGTCTTTATTTCCGAGGGCTTCAATGGCCTTCTCAAGAGCTTCTTTTAGGGCTTTCATTTCCTCTTTCTTTTGAGCGTTTCTAGCGAAAATGTATGGTACTAATGCACCAAGTATAGCCCCCGCAGATCCCGAGAACAATTGAGATTGGGTAATAAAATTCATTGCTGTATCAAGGGTGAAGCAATTCGCCTTGGCTTCTCTAGCGTATATTTTTACATCTTGATAAGAAACGTTTTTTGAATATCTTTGGGTAATGGCAAAGGTGCCGGCAGTGGCGAGAATTTTAGAAAATCCCTTAAGTGATTCCCCTAAGCAAGTTAATTCTATCTCGTGATTTTCTGCATCCAGACCATCATAGCGAAGAGATATTTTAATATCCTGAATTCTGGAAGACTCCATCCGTAGATCCTCAGTTAATTATTATATTAGGCAAACTCGAAGTGGCGTAAATAAATTCATACCCACCCCTCTATGGGCTAGCAGTGGGTTAGGGTATGTGTTCCCACTTGATATCAACCACAACGCCAATGATCTTACAGTTCCCATTAATAATGGTCGGCGGGTGATGTGGGTTTAATGCCTTCAGATACTTGCGGCCTGCGTCAGTCATGTATTGTTTGAATGTGGCCTCGTTCTCATTTTCTAACTTAGCTACAACCAACTTCCCGCTAATAGCTTCCTTCTCTGGGTCAACCAGGATAATCATCCCCTCTGGCACTGTGAAGCCATTTGGTGACGTCATTGAATCACCCCTAACCCGAAGCCAGAATGATGAATCACTCGCATCTACAGTAGTCTCAGGCCAAACCTCTATCTCATCTTTCCGGTATGGTTCAACAGCTTCCAGCCAACTCCCTGCGCTGACCCAGCTTATTAGTGGATACTCACCTTTTTTTTGTTTTTTACCGACGTAAGAGACGTTAGCTGATGAAATTGGTTCTGCATCTGAAGATAGCCCATCAAACCACCCTCTAGGCAATGACAATCCTGACTCTAGAGCTAAAACCATTTCGTCTCCAATGCGTTTTCTCCCAGATTTATCATCAGGATAAAGCATTCTGGATACGTAACTTGCATCTTTATCGATAGCGTCAGCCACTCTTTTTTGCCCGCCAACTCCCAGCCCTTCAATGTATTCGGCCAGCCGGCGGCGGCGCATTTCATACATCATTTTTTTATCATCTCTATTCATACCTACATCGTACTCAAAGTTACCAATGGGTAAATAACCCATAGGTATAGACAAAAACATTACCCAAGGGTATATTTCATCTTGTGGATTAAAAAAAAGGAACAAATATGGAAGAGCTACGCATTTATCTAAATGCCTTATCTCAGGAGCAACAGAGGGATTTCGCTTCCAAATGCGCAACATCCATCGGTTACCTCCGCAAGGCCATTAGTAAGAATCAAGAGTTAGGCCCAGCGCTTTGCGTGTTGATTGAGACAGAAACAAATGGCCGGGTTAATCGCAGAGATCTTCATCCAAATGATTGGCTTCAAATTTGGCCTGAATTAGCAAAAGCAGCTTAATCACCACCGCTCTTTAACACTACTGACCTCACCCCGGAAAGTCTGGGGCAACCAAAGTGACAAGCTCACAGCTTTGTCACGTAACAACATCTAACAAGGGAAGAGTACGCAATGGAACGTGCAAGTAACAGCAAGAGAATTATGGAAGTTGAATCTGAGCTACGAAGCCGAATGGCTATCAAGGGCCAGAGCAAGTTTGCGCGGGAGGCTGGCTGGGCCGAATCAAAGGTCAGCCGGTTAAACGTACATGACATGGCAGTGACGTTTGTTCTTCTGGAGAAGATATGGGAGACAAGCGTGATAAGGGAAATCGCAAGGCAGGCTGTGATTGCGGTGACCGGAAAGCAAAAAGCCCAAAAGAAGGGCAGAGATTCCGAACAATTTACTATCAACTTTTGAGGTTAAAAATGATTTTAACGCTGAGTAAAGAGGCGCTATTAAGCGCAATGATTTTTCAGGCAAAGAAAGATGTTCGTTATTACTTAAACGGGATCTGCTTTGCGCCTGATAAGAAGCTGTTTGCAACAGATGGTCATCGGTTATTCATCGGTGAGCACGATACGGAAGGATTGGAAGGGAACGTCATTGTTGCCATCAATGGCCCTAAATTTACCAAGTTCAAAACAGCAGTTATCGATACTGAAACCGGCGTTGTTTCTTACCTGGATAAGAATGGTATCAAGGCTTGCATAGGTTTATGTGAAGTCATTGATGGAGTGTATCCAAAAGTAGAACGAATCATACCGAAATTAAATAATCCGGTTTCAGAGATTGGCTTCAACGCTGGTTATTTAGCTGATATCGAAAAGGCAGCAAAGCTCTACAGCCCTAAATATTGCGGTATCCGCATCAAGCCTAGCAGCACGATAGGTTCTGCAATCATCGAGTTTTCCGGTTCATTCAGTAAAGCCTCGGTCGTCATCATGCCAATGCGTTTCTAATCATGAATATCCCAAATGAAAATGCCCCAACAGCGCGAACTGTTAGGGCATCGGTAATCAGGTATGCAAGCCAATTACAGAGGTAATTATACATGCGAAAGAAAACTAACGCAAAGCAGCGAGACGTTACTCAGCAGCGTTCTGCAAAGCCAGACGAATTAGTCATGGTCTGCGAGAACAACGAACCTTTTGGACGTCGGTTCGTTGAGACATTCAAGACCGTAAAATCTTTACAGGGGAAAGCCAATGAGTAACGTCTTAGCGTTTCGTCAACCAGACACAGTAAGGCCGGAGGCAACCGGTAAGGGGTTTGCCTTGATGCATAGAAAAATAATGGAGCTGCCCTTCTACAGGACGGATTCTGAGGCAGTTCACCTGTGGATACATTTCATACTTACCGCCAATCACGCGCCCGGAATAGTAAGCACTGAGTTGGGTGATGTCATGGTTCGCCGTGGTGAATTTATGACCGGTCGCAATAAGTTGGAACTGGCAACCGGTATTACCGGTAACCGCATTAAATATCTCATCGGTAAGTTTGAAAAACTTGGGATGATCACTAAGTCAACCACCAAGAAATTCTCACTAATTTACGTCACAAAATACGACGAATATCAGCCAAATATTGTGCCAACAGATTACCAACAAAGTGCCAACGCAAAGCCGCTTGCACCAAGCGCTGGAGGCGAGGTTGTGCCAACAGATTACCAACAAAGTGCCACAAACAATGAATTTAAAGATCTCTTAATATCTAAAGATATTAAGTGTGCAACTGGCGGTGAGAATTTAGAGGCTGAAAAGCCAACTGACGCCAAGCAGAAAATATCTTGTGAAGAAGTCTGGCAATGCCTGAAAGACGAACTTCCAGAAGCCAGAAGCTGGCGAGTGATGGACGATGACCGCCGTAACCTGATTAGACGCTTTTGGGCCAAGGCAAATAAAATTGCCCGTCAGATGGATGGTGGTCAGCCGCTGACGATGCAAGGTTTCAGAGAGTATCTCCAGTACATCAGCGAGAACTGCCGGTGGATGCTGGAAGACCGACCTGATAACCGCAGTGGCAAGACATGGCGCAGGATGAAGTTTGATAGCTTCCTGTCAGAAAAGCTTTATCGGGATGTACGCGAAGGAGACAAGGATGACCGTTGATTACAAAACACCACCACACAACCTCGACGCAGAACAAAGCGTTCTTGGCGGCCTGATGCTGGATGACGGCAGTGATAACGTCGCTAAAGTCCTGTCCATGCTGAAACCAGAATCGTTTTACACCCGACCGCACCAAGTTATTTTCGCAGAAATTAAAGACTTGGTTAGCAGGCAGATCCCTATTGACCTTCTGACGCTGTTCAACCAGATGGAGAACAAGGGGATCAGCAGCACTGTAGGCGGTTTTGCTTACATGGCTGAGCTATCGAAGAACACCCCCAGCGCCGCGAATATCGTGCATTACGCAATGGAAGTCCGCGACAAAGCGATCACCCGTTACAGCATTGCCAAAACCAATGCGATGACCGAGTTGCTTTATGCCAACAACGGCATGACGGCGACCCAAAAGCTTGAGGCAATACAGGCGCTATCTACCGAGATCACAGATCACGCAAAGACAGGCAACCGTAGAGGACTGCGAACATTCGAAAGTGTGTTCTCAGATTGGGTTGATGTTGTTGAGCAGCGGCTTTCCGGTGACCCACGAGCTGTTGGGTTAACCAGCGGGATAGCATCACTGGACGCCATGCTCGAACCTAAACGGATTGTGAAAGGTTCACTGTTCGTTGTTGGTGCCCGCCCTAAAATGGGTAAGACAACGCTCTATTCAAAAATGGCAATCAACTGTGCGCTGAATGAGAACCTCCCGGCACTGGCCTTTAGTCTTGAAATGCCTGATGTACAGCTTGGCGAAGGTATGATTTCTCAAGCTTCTGGCGTATCCAACAGCAATTTTTACCTTGATGGGTACGACGATAACCGTTTTGCGTTGGCATCTGCGAAGGGGTTAGAACTGGCGAGAAGTGGCAATTTGTACATCGATGATACGCCGGGCCTTTCACTGTCCCACATCGTTTCTGAGTGCCGCCGTATCAAGCGCGAACGTGGCGTTGTTGGCATGGTTCTGGTCGATTACCTCACACTAATGACCGCCGAAAAAGCAGACCGTAATGATCTGGCTTACGGGATGATCACTAAGGGGCTAAAGAACCTCGCCAAAGAGCTGGATTGCGTTGTCGTTCTGCTGACTCAGCTAAACCGTGATTTAGAAAAGCGAGTCAATAAGCGGCCTCAACCAAGCGACTCCCGCGATACAGGACAGATTGAGCAAGACTGTGATTACTGGCTGGGGATATACCGCGAAGGCGCTTATGACGAGAATGCCAATCAGCAGGACACCGAGTTACTACTCCGGCTTAACCGGCACGGCAGCGGCGGCGTGGTATTCGTTGAGCAGCGACACGGAGCAATCTATGACTGTAACCAAGAGCAGGCTAAAGCCAAGGCGGCTGAATCTGAGCGGCGGTCAACTAAAAAGCAAGGTGGTTTCTGATGGACATAACTAAATCGCGGGAAGAGTCACGAAAACAATTTGAATACGAAGCCGGGAAAGCTCTATGCCTTCAAACCTCAATCATTGAGTTGGCTAGAAAAGGCGATGGCTACGACCATGCATTCGACAGCATGAACATCATGCACCCGTTAAATGGGTGGTGGCATTGGTGGAAAGCCAGCCGTGAAAGCATCGAGGTGAAATTGCCGCAGCGACAATCACTCTGCGCATCTGGATATGGTGATGGTTACTTCGTCTCAAGTATTTCAGGTGAAGGGTTGGAATATGACGAAGTGGTCGAAGCCCTCCGCACTGCCGGTATTCGAATCAAGGGAGAGAGTGAATGAAAACAGACGCGTATTTCGATAATGCCGTAATGAATGCCGCAGAGGAGCTAAAAAGCCGTGGACTGATAGATTTTCAAATCTCATCAACGGGAACTGAAATGTTCACAACTGTACATGATGAAACTTTTTCTGCTGGAAATGGCAACATAGCAGCCGCTGCGGAATTTGGGCGCTCTGTGCTGGTTCTCATTGAAAAGTCATACGGAAAACCACTTTGCATGCGCATGACACAACAGGATATCAGCATGAAAACAATGTCAGGTGTGATGTCTATTCGTGTTGAGGAGCTAACACAATGAAAGAATTAAATAGTTTTACTGTAGAGCAGTTAAACGATTTCATTAAATCAGACCACACTCAATGCGGTGATGTGGCAGCACTGGCAAGAATCGCGTTAGCTGCAAAGAGGGCTGAGGAAAGTCATTCTCGTCGCGAAGTGTGGGACGGTGGTAATACTTGGATTCAATGCTCCAGACAGGCATATGACCGACACGAAGCCGCAGGGAAGAGAGTGCGAGTGTTGTATGAGCGCCCACAGTTGAACTCTCCGGAGATACCGGAAGGTTGGAAACTGGTACCGATTGAGCCGACTCAGAATATGGTTGATGCGCATATTAGCGGTATGCAACTCGCAGGATTCAGCCGAGCCTATCGCGCCATGCTAGCCGCCGCGCCGGAGAAGCCATGAAATCACACATCCGAATAAACCGTAACGAGATACTTTGCTGGAACACGTTGCCGCGCAATGTCCGTTATTTCGGTTACAGGCGAGATTGGATTGACGGGCCGGTGCCAAGTTTTGGTTTCTGGTTCTTCCATTTTTATATTTGGTGGCGGGAGAAGGAAAATGGATAAACAAATAACCCTATCCAAGAAGCAATACCGCCAACTCTGCGACGCATACATCAACACAGTAAACATGATGCCCCAACTCCTGATGATTACACCCCTTCAAGATGACAGGTCACCAGATGCTTTGTATGCGCTACAAACGGCAATACAAACCGTTGAGAGGCAACTGAAGGGGGCGCTCGATGGAGTTCATGGCTGACAAGATGGGGAATATACCGCTAACGATAATGGCATTAGTTATTGTTGTGGTGCTATTCGCTTGCTTATCGGAGTGGTGATATGCAAATCGAAATGGTCAAGAATGCCGGTGGCGTTTTTGTTCCAGCGTTCGATCATGACTTACCAAGGTTAACCAAGTTCAAAAACGGCGAGATGTACACCGCCGACATTAAGCTAACTCGAAATCCTGCCTTCCATCGAAAAATGTTCTCCTTCTTCAACTTCTGCTTTGCTCACTGGGCAGCGGAGAATGCCGGTTATGAATTCACAGACGAATATACCCAGAAAAAAGAATTCAGGAACAACCTGACTATTCTGGCTGGATTTTTTGACGTCGTGACAACCATCAAAGGCGAGACAAAGGTGAGAGCAAAGAGCTTGGCTTACGCGAACATGGAGCCTGACGAGTTCGAACGCTGCTACAACGCAATGGTTAACGCCGCAATAAAACACCTGTTCGGTCGCACGACTGACCAGAACATTATCAACCAACTTTATAGCTACTTCTGAGGTGCTAATGACAGGAATAACAGTAGCGCTTTACATGTTTGTCGCTGGCATTGTCTGCGAATTTACCAGCACTCAATTACTGCGAATGGGAAAGGATAATGTGTATATCACATCGCTATTGGCTGGGCTGATATGGCCTTTGTTTATTGCATGGGCGCTGATATGGAGGATTGAACGTGAATGAGTCGATATGTCAGTTCAACACAGCTCGCAATAGATAATCTCAAATTCAAAGTATCCCACCGAACCAAGCCAACCAAACAAATCCCTGCCAGCGAAATACCCACATATGACGCCATCTATCCGTTATTAGCTAAACGCTGGCTAAGACTCAGGAGTAGAAAGAATGCCTGATATTTACCAAAAGATTAACGGGGCCGATTACCGACGAATATTTGTCGTTGGTGATATTCACGGCTGCCTGAATAAGCTAAATGAGAAATTACTTTCAGTAGATTTCGATGAGAGCAAAGACCTACTGATATCCGTAGGCGACCTAATTGACCGAGGTGAGCAGAGCGTCGAATGCCTCGACCTGATAACACAGCCTTGGTTTCGTGCTGTTCGTGGCAACCATGAGCAGATGGCGATTGATGCACTGGCCAGCGAAGAATACTCCCACTGGCTGGCAAACGGCGGTATTTGGTACTTCCAGCTCGATACTGACGAAAAACTACTGGCCACCAGTCTGATTAAGCAGGCCGCCAATCTCCCGTTAATTATCGAAGTCACCACAGACTCTGGAAAATACGTAATAGCCCACGCTGATTACCCATCTGATAGTTACCACTTCGGCAAGCCAGTCAGTGAACAGCATGTTATTTGGAACCGTGAGCGCGTGAGTTACGCAATGGATGGTGAGGGGGAGGAAATCGCCGGGGCCAAGCAATTCATATTCGGCCACACGCCAATGAATAAAGCCAGCCAGTTTAAAAACCAACTCTACATCGACACTGGTGCAGTGTTTGGGGCTGGGCGTGAGCTGACGATGATCCAGATTCAGGGGGAATAGCCATGCCTGAACTACCCCAATCAATATGCGCATTCTGTCTGGCCCCGCTAAAGCCAGATGAAGTTTACTCCTGCGACCAATGCGAACGTGAAAATGCTTCAATAGAAATGTTGGAGGAAGCCGATGATAAACAAGCTACCGAATCATCGTAACTGCAAAGTATGTAAAACGAGGTTCAAGCCTGACCGCGTAGAAACGTGGTGGTGCTGTCCAGAACATCGAGAAGAGTACGCCATACTTTTATACCGAAAAGACCGTGAGCGAAGGCAGAAGAAGAAATCAGTAGCAGATAAGCAGTTAGCCAAGACACAGAAAGACGAATTGAAAGCCAGGAGAGAGAAATTAAAGACCAAACCTCAGCGAATGGCAGAGGCCCAATCAGCGTTTAACAAGTATGTGAGGCTCAAATATTTAGGCACCCCCTGCATAAGTTGCGGCAGGTATCCAGAACAGAAGTACGGCGGAACGATGGAATGTGGTCACTATCGAAGCCGAGGCTCAGCACCCCACCTCCGATTTAATCTTCACAACACTGGTTCCCAATGCGTTTATTGCAATCGACACCTAAGCGGCAATGTAGCTGGGTTCAGAATAGGGCTTATCGAGCGTGACGGCTTAGACAAAGTTCAGGAAGTAGATTCAAACCACGAAACCCGCAAGTTCGACATTCCATATCTAATCCGCATTAAAACCATCTTCACCAAAAAAGCCAAGATGCTTGAGAAAAGGCGATCCCATTTTCAGGAGGTAGCAGCGTGAACGCATATGTGAAAACCATTCCAGAGTTACTTATCGCCGCTTATGGCAACCAATCAACCGTGGCGGCCCAACTAAACACTCAACGCTCAACTGTAAAAAAGTATGCCAATGACGTGAAAGGCGAACGGAACGCCATTGTTAATGGTCGGCTGATGGTCGGGACAACTGGCAGGAAGAGGATTGAGAAATGAGACTGGAATCAATAACGAAACACTTCTTCGCTAAATCCACAATGATTAGCGACTCTCCACGGGCAACGGCTTCTGATTCACTTACCGGCACCGATATCATGGCAGCGTTAGGGTTGGCAGACCTTAAAAGCGGCTTCGGGCTGGAATTGTTTTTGGCAAAACAGGGGATCAGCAATCCGCATCGCGCCGTGGAAAGTCTTACTCAATATGCGCTGAAAGAATCCGTTAAGTACAAAGCAATCTCTAAGCTCGATGAGGATATTAAACAAAGCGTCGTGCAAACACTCGCAAGATATGCGTTTGCTGATTATGCGCGCAGTGCTGCCAGTGTTCGCGAATGTGAATGCTGCAAAGGGGAGGGGTTCACTAAGTCTGATGTATTCACGACTAAAACGTCAATGCCACTATTCAACAGGGAGATCGTTAAAGGCTCCATTAGTTTTGGAGTTGAGGGATTCCGGCCTTCCGAGTATGAAGTTCATAGGGATCTGCGTGAAAAAGTAAAATTACTATGTAAACCGTGCGGCGGGAAAGGCGTGGTTTCCAACTCATGCCGGTGTAATGGGAAAGGCACTGTGGTGGACAAAGAGAAATCAGAACAACAGGGGATACCGGTTTATAAAACCTGTGGAAAATGCTCAGGCCGTGGATATTCGCGGCTTAAGTTTTCTGACGTCTACGAGGCTATTAGAGAGCACCTTCCTGAGCTGGCATCCAGCACATGCTACGAGAGTTTTAAGCCGCTCTATGAGCTGCTGGTAACGAAATGCTTAATGGAAGAGGGTGTGGCTGATTCAATGCTTGCAAAAGTGACACGATAGAACACGATGGGAGCATGATTGCCACGGATGGCGACATTATAAAAACAAAGTCTTGCATTTACCGGAAAAATGGACTAGATTCATCTCTAACGGTGGTAATTGCATCCGTTGAGTTGGTAAACAAGACTTTGCGGCGGCACTTGTTAACCATAGATACCGCCGAGTTGGTCACTTCGACTTAGGTCTGGAACTCCAACCATACTGGCTGAGAGGTCGGTAAAATTAGAAGCCCGAGGTTAACGCCTTGGGCTTTTTGCTTTCTACATTCGCATGGGTGCTGGATTGGTTAATCCAATCGTTGTGAAACAGTATCCAGCCGAATGTGGCTAATGGGTATCAGTACAGAACGCAGACTTATTGATATCGGCCGGGCTGCGCGGCACCACATACCAATTTTAAGGCTCACTTCGGTGGGCCTTTTTTATTTAGCTCCCGTCAAAACAGTCAATCACTGAAAACACCCTCACACTTTCGAATGACTACGACGGGAGCTATTCCCTACACAACAGCATACGAACCCGACCAATCGCCGGGAAGATAATTCCCCAGATGGGGAGGTGGGTCATGAAAATGAACGACACAAGCCAATTACAGTATTGGTGGACGGGGTCACTTGCCGCGTTCTCTGTTTTGAGCACTCAGGATTACATTTTTATTGTCGGCGCTTTGATTAGTGCCTGGTTCACAATAAAAACGTATTACGCGAACCGGCGTGAAAAGGATGCGCAACTCAAGGAAGAGCAGAAGCGCACTCAATTGCTTCGTGAATTCTTGGAAGATAAGACAGCCGAGACTAACCCTGAAGCAATCTCTGTGGTGAATGAGGCTTTGCAGAGAATGGAGGCTGATTAATGTCAGCACTAAAACGTGTCACTACCGGTACCGCCTGCGCTGTATCAGCCATTATTGCAATCGTCGTATCTAACGGAACGGTTAGGACTAGCGAGAAAGGCTTAGAGCTTATTGGTAATGCTGAGTCATGCCGCCGTGACCCGTATGTTTGCCCAGCCGGAGTGTTGACCGATGGCATTGGCAATACTCATGGTGTTAAGCAGGGCGACCGAAAGTCTGATGAGCAGATCGCCGCAGACTGGGAGAAGAACATTCTTCAGGCTGAATCCTGCGTGAACAAAAATGGCAATGGCAACAAGCTGAACCAAGGCCAGTTTGATGCGGTCACGTCGATCACGTTCAATGCCGGTTGCCCCCAGATGCAGAAATCAACGATGTATCGAATGCTGCGAGAAGGAAAGTTTACTGAAGCCTGTTATCAATTCCCTCGCTGGACTTATGGTGGCGGGAAACAGCTCCCCGGACTGGTTGTTAGGCGCGAGAAGGAGAAGGCGCTATGTCTGGGAAATTAACCGCCGCTCTCGTCGCTATATTGACGCTAATCCTGTTTGGTTTCGGCTTCGTGGCATTTCATTACCAGGCTAAGGCCGCTGGTTTGGAAAAAGACAAAACTATATTGACTGGCGAGCGCGATGTAGCCCAATTCACGCTAGGAAACTACACCACGACAGTTCGTCTATTCAACGATATCGCCAAGGCCAACGATAATGAAAAAAACCGCATTAGCAATGATGGTGAGGTACGAGCTGCTGCGATTAAAAAAGATATTGCAGGAGATGAGTGTGCTATTCGGCTTGTTCCTGCTGCCACTGCTGACCTCCTGCGCAAACACGCAAATCAAATACGTTCAGGTGCCACAAGTACCGATACCAGCAAGCTTACTTTCTGACTGCATACCTCCAGAGATACCCGAGATATTAACTTGGGGTAACATCCTATTGCTGAATGACACGCTATTAACGGTGATAGAGCAGTGCAACGCAGACAAAGCGAGCATTCGGCAAATCGAATCAATCCGAGGAAATACCAATGAACGAAAAGCAGATTAGCTTTGAAGAAGCATCAAAACCGTTAATTAAGTGGCTGGCTGAAAACGTTCACCCACACCACACAGTAATCGTCACCAGTACTGGCGCTGAGTTAATGATGGGTGAGATGTCATTCCCCACTGAAGAATTCCTGAAAGACTAATTCCCCCGACAAGGAATAGATAGCTTCTCTCGATGGAGGTGATCGCCTGTTTCACTGGGCCTATCTTGCTGACGGGTAAGCCGTAAGTGGTGTAGCAACGCCGAGAGGAGTGGCAAAGCCGCGAACAAAGAACATGAAGGCTCAGTTTAACGACTGGGCCTTTTTTATTGGCAGTAAATCACCGCGCTATCGCAAGCGCAAATCACTCAGAACCTTTCAGGATGACCCTTGAGGAACCGGCTGGCTGTCGGATGCCTTCTGAGGGCCGTATTCCTGTGCGAACAAGGTTCATCACTAAAAGGTATATCCGATATGAAAAGCATGATCGCAGTGGACCAAGAAGCAACGATGACTAGCTTGGAATTCCTAAAGAACATCATCAACCCGGCACGACTTGAGTACGGGGAGCCTGAAGTAGAGAATCGCCACTTTCTTTCTCGTATTGAAGATGAGATTGACGATTTAGGGGTCGCGGAAAACTTTTACGTGACCACTGAGCAGGGAGCTAGTCGTGCAGTGCGGGGTTATAAGCTCAACATGGAGCAGATGACTCTCATTGGAATGCGGGAATCTAAAGCGGTTCGTCGTTCTGTGCTAGCAAAGCTAAAAGTGATGCATAGCCCATCAATACCTCAAACACTTCCTGAGGCATTGCGCTTAGCTGCTGACCTTGCCGAACAGAAAGCCCAACTAGAAAATAAGCTGGCTATTGCCGCTCCAAAGATTGATTTCGTTGATAACTACGTCAATGCATCCGGTTCATTTGGCTTCCGCGAGGCTTGCAAGCTACTGAAGGCGAAAGAGCCAGAGTTCAGGGCGTTCCTGATTGCTTCGAATGTTATGTATGTTCTTGGTGGAAAGATGACACCTCGCGCTCCGCATATTGATGCAGGCCGATTCACGGTCAAGACAGGTGAGAACCTCAATAACGGGCATGCATTTACCCAGGCTAAATTCACGCCGAAGGGTATTCAATGGATAGCTGGACTGTGGGCATCTTGGCAGTTGAATAATCAGGCAGCATGACCGGCTCAAAATTGCGCTCACTGATTTTAAAGGCAAATTGAGAGCCACTTTCACAGCGGCTCTCAATCATTACAGACATCCACTTTCAATGTCCTTATCTCACATAACAATAGAAACCCCTTGAGTAATAAAGCTTGCGCTTAATAGAGCTATGCCTATTTTTTGCATGATTTTTATTCTTTTATTTGCTCGAATGATTTTATCATTTTCATTTATTTCCTCTGTGCTTACAAAGTCAGACCCTTCCAGTGGAATAAGAGAGTGACTGTAATAAAACATTATGGATGTGCCTAAAAAACCGAGGAAAACGGAAAAAAGCTGGAGGCATCTCGAAGTCATGAAACTTAGTTCCAGTTAGGGAAAAAATTAGCTTACGTTGTGAATGTTAAAAACCATAGGAATTTATTATGACCAAACCAGACTGGGAGGCCATCGAATCGGCGTACCGAGCTGGCTTGATGTCTATCCGAGAAATAGCCTCACAGCATGGAATCACTCACGGCGCTATTAACAAGCGAGCAAAGCGTGACGGCTGGGAACGAGACCTTAAAGCAAAGATAAAAGCCAAGGCTGATGCTCTGGTATCCAAACGCGAGGTATCCACACAGGTATCCACCGAAAAGGCTTTATCTGAGCGGATACTGATTGAGGCAAACGCCGAGGTCATTGCCAATGTCCGCATGGAGCATCGTGGTGACATCCGGCGAGCCAGAGAGATAACCAATGCTCTGTTTGATGAGCTAGGTGCGGAGTGCGCAGACATTGAGTCTCTTCGCAAGTTAGGCGAACTAATGCTTGACCCTGACGAGAACGGGCGCGACCGACTAAACGAAGTTTACCAGTCGATAATTGCGCTACCTGAACGAGTCAAAGCAGTTAAGGCACTCAGCGACGCCATGAAAAACCTTATTGGCCTTGAGCGCCAAGCCTACGATATCGGCGAAGATAAAGGCGACAACGTTGTTAGTAAACTCTCCGACCTAATGGATTCATTGTCTCAGGGGGCTTAATGAAACCTGAGCACCTCAAGCTGCTGGCAGATAAAGACTGGCGGCTGAATAACCTCTACTGGATCACAGACAAAGAAGGTAAGCCAATCCGCTTCAGGATGACGCCTGAACAGCGTGAATACTTCGAGGGTATCCACACTCGCAATATCATTCTTAAAGCTCGTCAGCTTGGCTTCACGACTGAGGTTTGCATTATTCAGTTGGATGCCGCGCTGTTTGAATCAGCTAAATGTGCGCTGATAGCCCACACACTGAATGACGCCAGGCGGCTGTTTCGCGAAAAGGTGAAATACGCTTACGACAAGTTGCCCGATGAAATCAAAGCAGCTAATCCGGCAAGTAATGATTCCGCGGGTGAGCTGGTATTTAACAAAGGCGGTTCACTCTACGTCAGCACCTCATTTCGTGGCGGCACGCTGCGTTACCTGCACGTTTCAGAGTTCGGCAAGATATGTGCTAAGTACCCAGACAAAGCACGTGAGATTGTCACTGGTGCGTTTGAGGCTGTATCGACTGGGTGTTTTGCCACGATAGAAAGCACCGCAGAAGGCCGCGCTGGCTACTTCTTCGATTACTGCCAGACGGCTGAGAAAGCGCAATTGCAGGGTAAGAAATTATCTCCGCTGGACTGGAAGTTCTTTTTCTTCTCATGGTGGAAGAATCCGCAGTACGCAATCGACCCGGTTGAGGCTTTACCTCAGCGCCTGGTTGATTACTTTGCTGAGATGGAAGCCAAACACGGCGTTCATCTTAACGAGCGCCAGAAAGCATGGTACTACGCCAAAGAAAAGACGCTCGGCGATGATATGAAGCGGGAATATCCCACCATCCCCGCCGAAGCATTCCAACAATCTGTCGAAGGCGCGTATTACGCTAAACAATTCCGCTGGCTCTATACCAATAAGCGGATCTGCAAATTACCTGATAACTCACATCTGCCGGTTCACACGTTCTGGGATAACGTTCTGGCTGACGCTATAGGCCGAGGAATTAACCCGCGAGAGACTGCCAGCATAATCAGCAAGCGTCTTGATGTATCGATGAGTAAGGCTGATAACATTGCTCAGACTGAGCAAGTTGGCGCATTGCGTCAGGCTCAATGGGCGGAAACAGAGTGGGCTAAAGAGCGTCTTGGACTGAATACCATGTTGCTGCATCTGTCGGCGCTGAAACCAACAACGCGAATGAACCATGCATATTGGCATGGTCGGTTGCGGACTGTGGCTGACGTGCGGGAGTGGTACAGCATTGATGGCAACAAATACCGGTGCTATTGCAGCCAGATACCAGTGATTGTCGATGACAACGGCAAGCTTCTTAACCCCAACTTAATTGAGCGACTTGTTGTTGAGCGTAAGCAGTGGCAAGAAACGGAAGGCATTACGACATAGCACTACCACCGATTAAACCATAAAGAGGACTCAGCATGTCACGCATCTGCGTAAACGTGCTGTCGGTCATCAACTCCGCTTCAAACATCACCTCAGAAATCATTGATGGCGTTGAGCACATCGTTGTGAAGGACGTCTGTCCGGTTATCGACGATATCGTGCTCAATGGCGGACTGTACCCGGCAGACGAGATTTCCAAAGGCTACCAGAGCCTTGAAGGTAAACCCATGCCGTATGGGCACCCGAAAATTGAGGGCCAATACGTCAGCGCGAGTAACGTGCGGGCTGTGAACGAATATCACATCGGTGCTTTTGCTCGCAACGTTCGTAAAGACGGCGATCGCGTACTGATGGATATGTGCGTTAACCGCCGTTATGCCGAAGCTACGGATAAGGGTAAAGAGGTCGTTAACCGACTAGACGACATGAAAGCGGGGAAAGAGGTTGAGCCAGTCGGCGTATCAACCGGGCTGAATCTGAATCGTTCTGCAGGAAAGGGAGTATCGAAGGGTAAAAAATACAACTGGATTGCCCGTAACCATGCCTATGACCACTGCGCAATTCTATTGCATGAGACGCCAGCCGGAACGCCGCGGGAGGGGGTGGGGATTTTTGTTAATGCTGCCGGTGAAGAACTTCAGATTGAAACGGTGAGCCTGGCTGATTCTACCGATTGCACCCGCGAAGGATGGTTTAACAAGGTTCTGTTTCACTTCAGTACTAACTCGCAACTGTCCCACAGTGAAATCTATGAAGCTATTAGCAATGTGCTGAATGCTGGCCGTGAATTCGATATTCGTCGCTGGATTGAGTCAATTTATCCCAATTATTTTATCTACGAAGACGGTCCCAAGAAGTTTAAACAATCCTACCTAATCGATGAGTCGCAGACAGCGCAACTCGTTGGCGAACCAACCGAAGTCATTAAAAAAGTCGAGTACGACGAAGTTAAAACCAACGGAGAATTAAATCCAATGAAAGACATGATTACCAATGCGCTGAAAGCTGCTGGAAAGCCGACTGACGGCAAAACTGAGGCCGAGCTGCTGGATGCCTACAACCAACTGATGGCTAAGCCTGCTGACACCACTGTCAACACTGATGCCATTACTGCCGCAGTAAATGCAGCCGTAAAGCCCTTGAGCGACGAGCTTGCCGGGTTAAAAACTCAGTTAGCAGCCAATGCAGATAAAGAATTGGCGATCAAGCGAGCAGCAGTGAAGGCTAAATTCAAGCTTGAAGATGCCGCAGTTAATACGCTAGCGGGTGAAGCGCTGGATGGTTTATTTGCTCAAACCCAATCAACTATTGGGATAAATGGTGCGTTTAACCACGGTGACGCACAGGACGATAACCTTGCCACTCCGGTTGACTGCGACAATGCCATTATCCCCGCTAGAACCATTCTGGCTGACGTTTGTCAGTGGATATATCGCGGTGATGGCTGTGGTTACTCAGGGCCGCCAGTTGCTGATGATAAAGATAACCCTACCTCTGACCCGTCAAAAGATAAGTGCTCGAAGCATCCATCAGGGTGCCGTTTTCGCCATCCAAAACCTTCACCGCTACCAATAGGCTGCTTCCCCGGATCAGCTAAGGTGTCATGATGCTTGAGAATGAATGCCTTGAGTTCGCGGCCTCGTCTGGTGATGAGGTTTGCGGCCTGATAGTTGATGGAAGGAGTCTGGTTAGGTGTAGGAATAGCCATCCGACACCTGAGCGACATTTCAGGATAAGCGATGATGATTGGTTGAATGCTGAGGCGGCGGGAGAGATCACCGCCGTTTTTCATTCTCACCCAGAGCTAAAACTTGTGCTGTCTGGCGCAGACCGAACCGGCCAACTGGCAACCGGTATCGATTGGTGGCTAGCGAGCGGTGGGAAGATACGGAAATTTAGGCCAGTGGCGCATTTGCTGGGACGGACTTTTATTCATGGGGTCGTGGATTGCTACACACTATTTCGTGACGCCTACCACTTATGCGGTATCGACTTACCTGATTTTGAACGCACTAACGGTTGGTGGCTTCGAGGAGAAAACCTTTACTTGAAAAATATGCCGGCCAATAGATTCCATCCGGTTGAGATGCAAGATATTCAGCCAGGTGATGTGCTTATCCGGCGTGCATTCCCTGAAACCGACCCTTGCCACGCCATGATTTACCTCGGTGATAACACCATTCTTCATCATGAAAACATCGGACGCCTAAGCCGTCGAGAGCAACTACGACCAGCTTATCTGCGCCTTACTCATTCAATCTGGAGACATGAACAATGCTCACAGCTAGACATAAGAGGAATCTTTGATGATTTCAACTCAAAAAAACCGTGAAGAAAAATGGCTGCCGGTACACGGATATGAAGAATTTTATGCAGTTTCATCCTCTGGCCTTATTCGGCGCATAGGAAAATCCAACTGCTTAACCCAGCATGCAGATAGCGATGGTTACTTGTATGTGACGCTGTGCGTTAAGGGTAAGCCAACAAAAAAATTCGTACATCGTCTTGTTGCATATGCGTTTGTTTTCGGAGCCGGTGAGTCGTTACAGGTCAATCATATCGATGGAGTTAAATCGAATAATGCCTACTCCAATCTGGAGTGGGTGACTGCGAAAGAAAACATTAGACATGCATTTTCTACCGGCCTAAATAGGGCTGGAGCGCATCTTACTAGTGGGAAAAAACATATGTGGTTTCAAGGAGAAGTCATAGCCACATGCATTAAAAGTGGGAAAGAGACAGTCATGCAGGGTGCTAAAGATATGAGGGCAAATGGCTTTACGGATTCCCTTGTTTATCGCTGTGTTAATGGAAAGCTCAAGCACCATAAAAAACACACGTTTCGGAGGGCGGATGCTGATATTTAAATTCTCTGGAAATCTTCGACGACATTTCCGCCAGGTCACTTTAAAAGTGGATACCACTTCGCAGGGGTTGCGCCTTCTTCTCGCTCAATGTCCTGAATTCAAACGTGACTTCTATAAATCAAAAATTCGAATACGGATTGATGGTAATGACGTTTCCAGTGACACGCTTAATTTCCATATGGATCGGCACTTAAGGGATGGCGCGACGGTCTTGTTTGTTCCGGTTGTTGAGGGGGCAATAACTGCTGTGGCCGCAGCGTGGATCATGGTCGCCGTTACCGTGGCCTCTGTAGCTTATTCGCTCTATATGACCTCGAACATGAAAACCAAGACCTCGGCTGAATCAGCACAAAGCGGTTCGATAACGAACAACTCATACACTAGCGCTGAAAACAAAGTCGGACAGGGGCGTCCTGTTCCATTGCTGTTGGGTGAAATGGTTGTTGGGTCAAACGTGGGGTCACTTGGTATTGATACCAGCAATAACAAAGACTGGAACATCTCTATTAGCTAAGGTGAAAATATGAGTTCAGGCGGCGGTGGCGGAAGTACGCCAACACTTATTAATGACAACCTCACGTCAAAGCAGTTCTATCGCGTTCTGGACATTATTTCTGAGGGGCCAATTTACGGCCCAGTAGATCAGGAACACCTCTCCTCATTCAGATTGAATAAAACGCCAATTACCAATAATACCGGTGTCGTCAGTGTCCCTGGTGTGAGTGTCTCTTGGCGTCCAGGATCAGCAACGCAGCTCCCAATCAATGGTTTCTCTGCTATAGAGTCCACCACTATTGTTAATACAGACGTTACGCAGGCCACTCCTCTGGTGCGCACGGTTACTGATAATAACGTAACGCGCGTTCGGCTTAATGTGGGCGTTAATGCCTTGGTTGAGCAGGATACACAGGGTAACCAAAGAAATACCTCGGTAACGATGGTTATTGAGACAAGGGTGGGAAATGGTGCATTTACGCCGATAAAAACGGTAACGATCACAGGCAAGATTTCAGGTGAATATCTGGAGGCCCATGTTATTGATGCCCCAGAGACCAAGCCATTTGATATCCGTGTGCGCCGCGTAACTCCAGATAGCACGAGTGACCTTCTAAATAATGGCACTGCGTGGAATAGCTACACTGAAATCATTGACGATAACCTTTCTTACCCATACACCGCTGTTTGTGGTGCCGTAATTGACCGAGATCAGTACACCGATACACCAAATCGAACTTCTCATTTAAGAGGCATAATTGTTGATGTCCCCGACAATTACGACCCGATAACACGCACATATACCGGGATATGGTTGGGTGGTTTCACATCTGCATGGACCAATAACCCTGCGTGGATATTCCGTATGTTGGTCAAAAATACGCGCTATGGGCTGGCTCGCCGCGCTGGGTACATCGATGTTGATGACGGCAGTCTGTATGTATTATCCCAATTTTGTGATCAAAAGGTTGATGATGGTTTCGGTGGCGAAGAACCGCGTTTTACCTTGAATGCTTACATCACCGAGCAGAAAAGTGCACGTGAGCTGTTGGATGATATTGCTGGCATGTTCCGCGGCATAGCCTTGTGGGATGGTATGCGTTTTTCCATCATGATAGACCGGCCACAAGATCCGGTAACCGTTGTAACGAATGCCAGCGTCGTTGATGGGCTATTCACTTATAGCGCAATGAAGCGGTCAGAGCGTTACAACGCGGTTGTCGTGTCATGGACTGACCCAAATAACGGCTGGGAGCAAGTGAAGGAATACTACTCTGATGATGAGATGATCAGCAGCAGTGGTGCATACAACGAGACCACTATTGAAGCCTTTGGTTGTACGTCACGCGGTCAGGCCCGTAGGACAGCAAAATGGTTGGTTGAAAGCGCCAAGCTTGAAAAGGACAAAGTAACGTTTCGTATGGCGCGGGATGCTATCGGTTTCATTCCAGGCGACATCATTGAGTTAATGGATAACAACAGAGCAGCAACCAGGCTCGGTGGCCGCATAGTTAGTCACAGCGGTGTGGTGATCAATGTTGACGCAGATGTGTCGGCATTGGCTGGCAATGGTGACACCATGTCTATCATGGGACCTAACGCGAAATTCACTAAATATGAAATTGCCTCAGTTAATGGTTCTGCTATCACGCTGAAAGTAGCTCCAGCATGGGTTAGAGATGGCACTACGTTTGCAATTTCAACCAGTGAAGTATCTACGCGGCTATTTCGCATAATGGGTGTTTCTGAAGATGAAAATAGCTCTATCTACAGCATATCTGCAACGCTGCATAACCCCAACAAGCAAGCCATCGTTGACGAAGGTGCTGTATTTGATGTCCCTTCCGATACGCTAAATGGCTACCGTGTCCCAAATATTGAGAACCTTCGGGTCATCAATACAAACAGTGAAACTGTTCAAGTGAGCGCTTCGTGGGAAACCGCCACTACAACCAGAAAACTGGTGTTTGAGTTGTTGGTTTATACCCTGGATGGAAAAGTTTTCGCTCAGTACGAAACAGATCAATTCCGCTATGACTTCTTTGGTATCCCAGCCGGAACATATTCACTTGGCGTTCGTGGGCGTAATGATAACGGTATGAAAGGGGCTGAAACACAGGTTAGCTTGCTCATTGGTGCACCCCCCATGCCATCTTCAGTTCGATGGACGCCAGGCATATTCTCTGCTGATGTTGTGCCAGTAATGAACATCACAGCGACAACAGACACGACATTCGAGTTTTGGTGGACAGGAGAAATACCAGCATCTAGCGCGGCAAATATTGAGAATGAGGCTCAGTTTTTAGGGCGTTCAACTCAATGGACACTGAACGGACTCAAGGCTGACACAACTTATTATGTTTACGTCAGAACTCGTAATGCCTTTGGTGTTTCTGAGTTTGTTGAATCCTCTGGCGTGGCGTCGTCAGATATTCCTGGCATGATTGATTATATCGACCAGGCCATAAAGGGTTCGGAAACCTTCGGGCAACTGTCATCCGATCTGGATATGAATGCTGAAGCAATTATTGAGAATGCCTTGGCTAATGATGCTGATGTTCATCGCTGGAAGAAACAAAACGGTGATTTCAGAGCTGAGATATTCGATATACGACAAACAGTTATTACTGAACTTGCAGCAACAGCAACAATAATTGAAGGTGTTCAATCACAGGTCGGTGAAAACTCGGTTGCTATTGAACGACGAGCAGAAACGGTTGTTAAAGTTGATGGTACGGGTAGCGCCATTACTACGCTTAAAGTTGGAGCTGAATTTAATGGGGTATATAAATCAGCAGGTATGGCGATAGGGGTAGAATTTGATGGTGCCAACTGGACAAGTCAGGTTCTATTTTCCGCAAATACTTTCGGTGTTTATAACCCAAGCGATAACAGTTATAAACTTGCATTCGCAATAGAGAATGGGCAGACGTTTATTAACGAAGCATTTATTCAAGACGGATCTATAACCAATGCAAAAATAGGCGAATACATCCAGTCTAGTAATTGGAATGGTTCAACTATAGGTTGGCATGTAAATAAAAATGGAGATGCTTGGTTTAATAATGCAAATATAAGAGGACAGTTAACAATGGATACAACCACAAATGGGATTCGTACGATAGTAGATTATCGTGGTCAACGAACGTATCACGCTAACGGGCAACCAGCCATAATATGTGGGTATTTCTAATGGCTGAGCCTATTTTATATGTATCCCCCAGTGATGGGGGAAAGGGTGTCTATATGACATCTGGGACACGATTACTTAGATTTCTAGGGAACTACGACACATTAGGAACAGGCAACCCGCCATCCGTTGTTCTGAATGGTTATACGGGAGGGCAGTTATATTTAGTGCCTACTTCGTTTGGGGGAGTTTCCACCCCTGTTGGGTCGGCGAGCGCGTATGCGTGGTATGTCACCGGGTATTCAATGAATGGTAATCGCATCACCTTTACCACTTCAAATAATAATATGGGGTGGGCGACATTTTCAGCTTTTGAAATTCCAAACTCACCAGCATTTGGTACATATGGGTTATTTTTACAAAATTCAGCTAATTTCATGGCTATATCTGATGCTTCGGTATTGGGTTTTTGCACATGGAGGGGGCAGGTAACTATATCGTCAGATTGGCAAGTTCCAGCTGGTATACCAAACCGTGAAAATGCCATCGTCTTTGCTAATTGGACCGATCCTAATGTGTCGTTATTGTATGACGCCCCAAGTAAGAATATCCACTGCTTTGCTATAAACTCTACAGGTTCAACAGGCAATGGATCTGTTGTTGCGAATGTTTGCGTTTTTACCACGGGTTTTTTCCCAGCGCCGCCAGACTCCGGAACGGCAGGGTTAGCTATATTCAACACTTCAGGGCAATGCACGTTTTCATCTCGATACCCCCCTTTAATATTGGCTAATACAACTCAATTGAGTTCTACGCCCAATGCGTGGGTGAACACCGGAATAGCCAGACCCATGATCCCTCTACCTAGCCTTGGTGGTCTCCCTGCGGGGAATGAGCAAAGTGGAGGCTACAGAGGTTGGTATCGCACTGCTATGCGGATGTCGGGTTCTAGCATCACAGCAGGCCAAGGCGCTTATGTAAATAGCGTACCGATTAATGACAATAAATATGGCAATAGCCCACTGGCTTTACCCATATTAAATACAGACACTTACTTTTAAAATCAATAGGAATACAATTATGTCTTGGTATGAGGCAGGAACAGTCACGTCAGTAGCTGGGACAAATGTGATTACCGGAACAGGTACGCTATGGAATAATCCAATATTTGGCATTGCTTCGGGGCAGATGATATTTATTCCTGGTTCTGGGCAGGTTGTAATATATGAAATACTTGCTGTCGATAGCGATACTAAAATAAGAGTAACAAAGAATTTAACATCAGCAATTACCAATTCTAAATATGCAATTGTCACGACTGTATCAAATTCAATGTCTGACTTGGCGCGTAGAACAGCCGTACAATTGGCTTTATATCAGAAGTTATTAGAAGACTGGCAAGATATAACCACTGGTACAGGCGATGTCACCATTATTGCACCTGATGGTTCCACTGTTGTTATTCCTTCGCTCACTAAAATAGCACAAGATATAAGTGATAAAGTTAGTCAGCAGCAACTTACTGATGGTCTTGCCAATAAGTTAATGGTGCAATCCGCATTCTTATCTACCGACTTAAACTTAGCAGTAACATCAGGTATTTATCACCCGACTGCCGCCGCCCTTAACTTGCCCTTACAGGCTCTCGGGGTCATGGAAGTTTATGTCCGGCAAGGTGGTGATACTCTAGTCCAGATTTACCATACAACGGTTAGTACTGCTGGAAGCACAAATAGACACTTTGTCAGAATTGGGGCGCTAACAGGTGGGGTATGGTCATTTGCTGTATGGGCTGAACAATATACATCACTTACAAAACCTGCATTAACAGACCTACCAGGCACGCTTCCCATAACCAACGGTGGACATGGTGCAAATAATTTAGCTGGCGCTCAATCAGCGCTTGGAATAATTGCCGATGCATTCGGTGCTGCTCAGGTGGCAAACACTCCGTGGATCCCTTTAACGCTGATGAACGGGTGGAAAGCCGGTGGAGGGGGAGGTGGTAAATTCCGCAAGGTTCTGGGACGTGTGGAGATTATGTTGATTTTGGAGGGTGGGTCTACGACGGGTAAAGTTGTCGTCGCAAACCTACCATCAGGCTATCGCCCGGCAAATGTCATATACCATGCGCTCGGCTTTGCGGATGCTTGGGGCGGCAGGAACCCACTCGTGGGAATCGACTTAAATGGGGATATTACCGTCGAATTTGTAGCGGGAGCCACCTTTATTCTGGGGTATATCCCAACGTTCCCGCTACAGTGAGGATGCTATGATTAAGATAAACAAGCTGGATGCCATAGGTAACTTTGTTTGCGACCACATAGAGGGAGATATACCAGATAATTGGACAGCCGACCTTGTGGGCGATGGCTATTATAAAGCCCAGTATCAGGGGGCTATAAAGAATCATGAAACGGGTGAATTCACGGGGGGGGATTGGGTTGAAACCGGTGGCCCGTCACCCGAAGATGTTGAGATTTTAAAAGAGTTACTTATAGCTTCCGCTAACGCTGAAAAAGCCTCCCTTATGTCTCATGCATCGGACATGATCGGTGCTATTGCTGATGAGATAGAGGGGCTGGTGGATAGCGAAGAAGATGTGCCAGATAAACTGCGATCTGATTTGAAAGCGTGGAAGCAATATCGTGTTGCAGTGAAAAACGTTGATGTTTCTCTTGCGCCGGATATCGAGTGGTCAGTAGCGCCGGAGTGATGGGTGGGCAAGGATGCCTATTGGGGTGGCGTGTGGGGGATGGGGCATATGAGGGGCAAAAAATTACCGCAAAACAACTCAAAGCAACATGCGAAGTGAGTCAGTTTGCGGTAATGCATTGCTAA